GATCCTGGAGGTTAAAACGACTTGGGACATTGACTTTGAACGTCCGCATCATCGCATCAACCCAAAAAGCGCGTACTGGCTGCTTATCGGGCGCAAGGAGGAATCATGACCGCCCTCCACCGCTACCTCTCGCGCCTTCGCCAGCGCGTCCCAGCCGGTCCCGTGACCGAGGCCGACATCGTGCGCTCGCAGCAGGCAATCGACGCGCACTGCTTCATCAGNNGATTTTTTCTTAGGAGATTGACGTGAGTGATCAGAAATTTACGCCGGGGCCTTGGTTCTACACGGGAAAGAACGACGAGGCCGAAGTTAGACACGTCGGGACAGTCGACGGTGAGATGTACGAAGGTGAGATTGCCGCTTTATATGGGTGCGATGTCAACCAGGAAGCTAATGCTCGCCTGATTGCCGCCGCGCCGGAATTGCTCGAAGCGCTACAGGAAGTAGACGAGTGGCTTTGCGATGCGAATAGCCCACGGTCACTTCGCATCCAGGTCGAGAGAGCTATTGCCAAAGCCACCGGAGCCTGAAATGTCCCTTCTCATGGTCGATCTGCGCCACGTCCACACGGGCGTGCGCCTCACGCCTGTCGAGCGCATGGAAGCAGTTCTGCGGCACTTCGCGGCAATGAACAGCGCGCAACTGAACCGCAAGCGTGCATATAACGCGCGGCGCGGGCTTACGCCGATGGTCATTGGCACGGCACATGTGCCCGCCAGCGTGGCGCGGGCGTACACGCATTGCAATGTGGGAGGTGCGAAGTGAGCTTCATGCAACTATTCGCCGCTCTTATGGTTGGCCATATGCTCGCCGACTATCCGCTGCAAGGCGACTTCCTCGCCCGAGCGAAAAACAAGTCAGCACCGATTCCTGGCGTGCCTTGGTATCAGGCACTCGCCGCCCATTCGATCATCCACGGCGGAATGGTTTGGGCCATCACCGGCGTGTGGTGGCTGGGAGCCTTGGAAGCGTTCTTCCACGCTACCACCGATCACTGTAAATGCATCGGTTTCATCAATTTCAACGTCGATCAGACAACACATGCGATCTGCAAGCTTTGGTGGGCCGCGATTTGCGTATGGGTGTTGGCATGACCACTCTCCGCGCCCTCGCCCAGTGGATCGGCCTGCTGCTGCTCATCACCACCGCTCTCGCCGCGGCTGCGATGGTGCTGTCGCCGGTTGACCCGATGCACGAGCAATCGCACAGCTACAGGTGCGCGACATGATGAATGACGAAGCGGCAGACACGCTTCTGGCTTATGAGGAAATGGCTATGAACATGACAGCACAGCAAGAGATCACGGATTTCGATGTGGCCGATTTGAAGCCGGAGCCGGTCGTGCGTGTTCCGCATCAAGAGATCGTAAGCGTAACGCCGACGCCAGCCGACCTGGTGCGCTACGCGATGGAGCGCAGCGATGTTGATCTCGACCGCCTTGAGCGTCTGATGGACATGCAGCTGAAATGGGAAGCTAACCAGGCACGCAAGGCGTTTACGGACGCAATGGCCGAGTTCAAGAAGAACCCGCCGACGATCTATAAGGACAAACACGTCGAATTCCGCACGGACAAGGGCGTCACAGCCTATGACCACGCGACCATCGGGAATGTCGTTGAGAAGATCGTCTCCGCTCTCGCCGAGCACGGATTCAGCCATCGCTGGGTGCCGAACCGTTCCGAAGGTGGAATGATCTCGATCACCTGTGTCATCACGCACAGGGCAGGACACAGCGAAGAAACGACTCTGGAGGCAGGGCTGGATCAATCGGGCGGAAAGAACAACATTCAGGCCATGATTTCAACCAAATCGTATCTGGAACGCCATTCTCTGCTGGCTGCTGTCGGACTCGCGACGCGCGACACACCAGACGATGACGGCCGCGGCGCTGAACGTTCGAATGATGTGCAAGCCATTGTTGAAAAATGGCTGAACAACATCGCTGGCGCAAAGAGCGAAAAAGAAGTCCGTGGACTTTGGGCTCAAGCCGCGCCCGAGTTGCGAGCGACGAAAGATTCCGAGGCGTTCAAGCAGGTCAAGAACACCGTCGAAAGCAAGATCGCGGATTTCAAGGCTGCGGAGGCGAAATGATTTTCATCGAATGCCGACAAGGTGAGCCCGAATGGTTCGCCGCACGCTGTGGCGTTACGACCGCATCATGCTTTGCAGATGCAATTTCCGTGCTCTCACGTAAGTCGGGCAATAAGGAAGCCGGGATGCCGACAGCGGCCTCGGACAAGTACTGCTATGACCTGGCCTTCGAGCGCATCAGCATGCAGCCATACGGCGAGCCGGTAAAGGCATGGACACTTGAACGCGGGCACGCACTTGAGATCGAGGCACGCGCCGAGTACGAGGCTCAGACCGGTTATCTGGCATCCGAGTCGGGTGTGATTCTCACTGACGACCGCAAGTTTGGCTACTCGTCGGACGGCCTTGTCGAAGACGATGGCCTTATCGAGATCAAGTGCCCAGTGGACAGCGTGAAGATCATGGAGATGCTTCGCACCGGGGATGTTTCGGAATACGAGCACCAGATACAGGGCGGCCTGTGGATTTCTGGCCGCAAGTGGTGCGACTTCATCCAGTACGTCCCAGCGCTGGAGAACGGCGGCAATCACCTGTTCGTCAAGCGTATCGAGCGCAATGAGGCTTTCATAGACGAAATGGTCGAAAAGCTTCTGGCATTTGATAAGCGCGTGGCCGCTGCTGTCGAACTTCTCAGCAAAAAGGTGGCGTGATGCGCCAGTTCATCCTCCGCGACCCCGAGCACGCCCACAAGCTCATCGACTTCCTCAAGGCCACGGCAGGCCCACAGGCGGCTGCTGGGAGGCCCTGGTGCGTGTCGGTGGATGAGTACCATGCCAAGCGATCAACGGAGGCTAACGCGCGCTATTGGGCGCTGCTCACGGAAATCGCTGAACAGGCTGTGGTAGACGGCAAGCGATTCAGCCGGGACGCATGGCATCAACACTTCCGGGACCAGTACGCGCCGAAGGAAGATTCGCCCAGCGGCCCCGTGGCTATGAGTACAAGCCAGATGAACAAGCAGACCTTCGCGGAGTACATGCAGCGCGTAGAGGTGTTCGCAGCTCAGACGCTGGGCGTCGAGTTTGCCTACGTGTAACCCCGCTCCTGTACAGACGATTTAGAGAGATGAGCATGATGTTTGGATCGGTTTGTTCCGGTATTGAGGCGGCTTCGTGTGCATGGCATCCACTCGGCTGGCGTGCGGCGTTCCTCAGTGAGGTCGACACGTTCCCGTCGACCGTGCTCGCGCACCACTATCCCAGCGTGCCGAATCTCGGCAACATGACCAAGTACAAGGACTGGCCCGATGCAACTCTCGATCTTCTCGTCGGCGGAACTCCCTGCCAAAGCTTCAGTGTCGCAGGACTTCGAAAGGGACTGGATGATCCGCGTGGCAACCTCATGCTCACCTATCTTGCCATTGCTCGCCGATATGCTCCCCGCTGGCTGGTCTGGGAAAACGTGCCCGGCGTCCTGTCATCAAATGGAGGGCGGGACTTTGGAACCTTCCTCGGAGGGCTGGCGGAACTCAGGTATGGGTTCGCCTACCGAGTTCTTGACGCTCAATTCTTCGGAGTTCCCCAGCGACGCCGACGTGTGTTCGTTGTCGGATATCTTGGAGACTGGCGCCCTGCTGCAGCGATACTTTTTGAGCGAGAAAGCCTGCTCGGGCATCCTGCGCCGCGCCGCGAAACGCGGAAAGGAATTGCCCCCACCCTTAGCGCACGCACTAAAGGCGGTGGCGGCCTCGGGACCGATTTCGAATGCGACGGAGGATTGATCCCGAGCGTCGCTCGCGCTCTTACCACAAGCAATCAGCGCATCGATGCGGAGACCGAAACGCTGCTCGTGGTGCATTCGCTGCGCGGAGAAGGGTTCGATGCGAGTGAGGATGGCACGGGCAGAGGCACGCCTATCGTCCCCGTCGCCTTCGACTGCAAAGCGTCGAGCCGGAATGGTTTCGGCGTTGGCGATATTGCTTCGACGATGCGCAGCATGGGCCACAACGCCTCGCATCAGAACGGTGGTGGGCACCTCGCCGTGGCGGTGAACATTCGTGGGCGCGAAGGCGGGGCCACAGCAGAAATCTCTGGAGATGTTGCTACCGCACTCCGTGCCAGCCAAGGCGGTGGAGACAAACTACATGTACTCACTGGCTCGGCCGTGCGTCGCCTCACGCCCCGCGAGTGCGAGCGCCTGCAGGGCTTCCCCGACGACTACACGCTGATTAATGTGCGTGGCAAACCTGCCGCAGATGGACCTCGCTACAAGGCTTTGGGGAATTCGATGGCGGTTCCCGTGATGTCTTGGCTGGGTGGGCGAATTCAACGGTTTGAAGCCCTGACCGATCAAACCAACAGGAGCACCAAATGAACGAAGACAAGCAGCCGGTGGCAAACGATCAACTTCCTGATGATCTAANNGGACTCGTGCCGCCGCCTCACAACGCATTCCCGCCCGAATGGTTCGACTATCTGCGCACCTTTACTGGCAGGCTGTACGAGATCGCGCGTGAGAATGCCTCTCCCGCCCATACCGAGAGCGCAGCGCCGGTCGATGCTTTTGCTGACATCCGCACGGAGCGGCTTCGCCAAGACGAACAATGGGGAGGCCCTGCGCACGACGACGAGCACTCGCCGGAAGAATTTTTCGGGTTCATGCGTCACCAGATGAGCAACGCTGGCATGGCCGCCAGCATGGTCGGCAGCGACATTCGTCACATGCGCCTGTCGATCGACGAATTGGGACCTAAGACGCGAGCGGCGTATCGAGGCGCGCTTGTCAAGATTGCGGCGCTTGCAGTTGCCGCTATCGAATCGCTGGATCGCAAGGATAGCAAACTCGCCTCTCCCGCACCCTCGCCGGCGAGCGGGGCGCATGAGCGGGCGTTTTGTGACGAAGCAAAATCTATGATCGTTAGACTGAGTGAGTGCCATCACTACTCAAACGAAACGTCTAAGCGTCAGGTTTACCGAGAAGCCGGAATTCTTATTGGGAAAATGTCGGACGCACTGTATCGCGCCGCACTCGCCCCAACCCCTGCCGAGCAGCAGGCGTTGAGCCGGGAGCAAAAAGACATTCTCGATGCACTTTGGAATCGCACTAGCACGTCGCCTGAAGAAGATGAGGTCTTCGACGCAATATTGACCGAGCAGCCAAAGCCTTGGCTCATCACCCCGGCAGCACCGCAAGTAGTAGCGCTCACGCAGGAGCAGCGCAAAACCATCGACTGGATATTAGATTTTCTGAATCACGATGGCTTCCATCATGAGGCGAAATGTCTGCGCGCCATTCTGGATGCGAGCAAATCATGATGCTCGATCAACTATTAATGTGGCATCGCGAGCAGCAGGAGCGTTACGAAAACCTCGCGGAGCACAACAAGGCCAATCTGCCGACCGTCTATAAGGCTTCGCTCAAGCGTACTTATCAACGTCAAGCAGATTTTCACACGCAGGCTGTCGCGTTACTCAAATCGTTGCGCGGCGACATGCTCCGGAGTAAATCATGAGCGACTCTCGCGAGCGGTTTGAGGCGTTAATGCGGTCGCGCGATGAGACGTACCTATATCGCCGCGACTCTCCGGGTTGCGAAAGATACGGAGAATACTGCCGCCAGAATATTCAGGACCAGTGGGAAGTGTTCCAAGCCGCCGAGCGCGATGCACTAGAGCGGGCGGCGAAGGTGTGTGAATGGAAACAGGATACTGACTACGAAACAGAAATTTGGCACACATCGTGTGGTGAGGCGTTTGTATTCAATGATGGCGGTCCAGAAGAAAACTTTCTGAAATTCTGTTGTTACTGCGGTGGGCGACTCACGGCCATCCGCGCTCTGGCTGGAAAGGAGTGACTGTGGACAAGCGGGAAATGAGTAATGTCGAGCAATTTCCAGCCAAGTGCACAAGTAATCGGCCAACCCCCAAGAGAATCGTGCGCCCATGCGAGTTTGGACTTATCGGAGTGGTGAGGGACATGGAAATTCAGATGGGCACTGTCGAGGCATATAACAAACTCTGCGACGCTGCACATCAGCTAAAAGCAAAGATTGATCGAGGCGATGCTCAAGCGCAGAACTCCTTCTACGCAACAGACCCTGAATGGATATATCCGGCTGGACACCATGAATGACATAACCGAAATAATCGCTCGATTGAGCGATTCTAATGCTATTCCAACAGTTCACGAGTGCTTGCTTGCCGCAAACCTGATAGAACAGCAAGCCTCCCGCATCACCGCGCTGGATGACGAGGTTAAGGCGCTGCGGAAGGATGCGGAGCGGTACAAGTGGATTAGCGACAGATTTGTTGGTGCAGATTTCGAGTGGAACGCAGATAGCGAAGGAAATGGTGGCGTTCCAGTGTTGTGCATCCGAATGTATGAAAAACAGGTGGTATTCGGAGATTTGTCGATGACAATCGACGCCGCTCTCTCGGCGGCTTCTGATGGAGGCGGTGATGAGTGACACGTTGATTTTGCCGCTCAAGGGTCTTTATTTCGATCAGATTGTTGCTGGCACAAAGACCGAAGAATTTCGTCTCGTAACTCCGTATTGGAGAAAGCGCCTCGAAGGCAGAACATACAAGACGCTCGTGCTTACGCGAGGCTATCCGGCCGCAGAAGACCATACGCGTAGGCTGACGAAGCCATATCGCGGCTACACACTAAAGACGATAACGCACCCGCATTTTGGGGCTCATCCTGTCTTGGTATTTGCTATCTCGGTGTGCGCTCCTTCCGAAAGAGATGGGGAGAAGACGTGAACCCCTACGAACAAGGTTACGACGCTGCACGCAAATGTCAGGCCGACTGGACGAACCCGTATCGCAGCGGGACGCCCGAATTTGCGAGCTGGCTCGCCGGCTACAAACGCTGGCACCGGAATATCACGACAGCACGATAGGGGATAAAAATGGCAATGACTAAAGCAGAAAAACTTCGCCTTGAAACTCTAGAGAATGAGTTACGCGAGGCTAAAGCCCTCAGATTCACTGAGCCTGTGCTTCCTGATATTGATCCTCCTGGTCCTGGATTTGATAAGGAAACCAATGGTTTCACAATCGTTGGATCAGGACAATATGCTCAGGTAAAAGTTGGCTGGTCAACGAGTATCGGACATGGAGTCGGATATGCGTCTAGGAGTGAACAGCGAAAGGCTGGATTAGGTGGATCACAAGGCGCTAGACATTTGTACAGCACCCGTTTGCTCGCTCTTCGAGGCATGCGCAATGCGGTAGAAAAAGAAGCCGCTCAACGTCTTGCGAGAATCGACAAGATGATCGAAGAGGAAATATCGGGTTCTGGGAGCGATAGGAGCTGAAATGGAACCGGTGACGAATGATGAACTGACAAGCGTGATCGAGCATGCCGTGGAAAAGGCGCTCGCGAAGCATGCGTCCGCGGTGCCGATCGAGCATGCACTGTGGTCAACGAAGGAAATCGGCGAGTACTTGCAGCGGCCGGCGCAGGTAGTTCGTGAGCGCGTGGTGTGTGTGCCCGGATTCCCCGAGCCCATCCGCCTGCCTAACTTCGGCGGCGGCAAGTCTCACCCGCGCTGGAGTGCCCAGGAGGTCATAGACTGGGTTCAGTCGCACAAGGGTGGTGGAAGGATCGGGCGCCCGCGCAAAAAGGACTAGGCGAGACGGGCGGCTATGTCTGCCGCCGTCGCATTGTAATAAGTGAGCAGTTCGCGTATATCGGTGTGGCCTGTCATCCGGGCCAGGTCGAGCACCTGTAGCTTCTTTGCCAGCCTGGTGATGGCCTCGTGGCGTGTGTCGTGGAACGTCAGATCGACAATGCCTGCCTTGTCGCGGGCCTTCCTGAAAAGCGCATCACGGCTCTTGTCGGACAGGTCGAACAATGGTTTTCCCAGTTCGACGGATGGCAACATGCCAAGCAGTTCGCACGCCCGCGGCGAAAGCGGAACGTTCCGCGCACTGCCGTTCTTTGTCAGCGGCAAACGTGCGACGCGCCGCTCCAGATCAACGGTCATGACCGTGAGGCCAAGAATCTCGCCTGACCGCATGGCGGTCTCTATCGCGAACAGGAACGCCACAGCCACCCGCTGTGAGGCATACGAGACCGGCATTCCCTCCTGGTAGCCAAGCGCCAGGGTGATAGCGTCAATCTCGCCCTGCGATATCAACCGGTCCCGTGACGGCCCAGCAGTGGGGCGCTTTACGTCTTTCATCGGGTCCGCAGCAATCCATCCCCACTCCCTGCGCGCTACGTCGAGCGCGTGCGACAGCAGCGACATTTCCCGCGATACCGATGCACCAGTGATCGGCTTGCCCTTCGGCCCGAGGTCGCGCATTCGCGCATCGCGCCAGGCAGCAATATGCGCCGGTCGCAGATCGGCGAGCCGGATATCGCCGAACAGGCGGCCGTCTACCTTCTTCCTGCCAATCAGGCCAAGCCTGAGACGTTCCCAGCGCTCGCCCCGTTTGGTCGGGCTCACCTTGTCCGCATACTCGGCCAGCACGTCGCCGACGGTGTGTGTCTTGCTGCCCTGTCCCGTAGTGATGGACCGCAATTCAGATTCTCGCTTTGCCGCCCACGCCTGCGCTTCGGCCTTCGTATCCCTGACAGCAGAGTCCCGAACACTCTTTACGCATACTTCGGCCCTCCACCCACCGGATGGCATCTTCCTGAACGAAGCCATGTGCGTAGCCTCCTGCGTAATTTCTGCGAAGAAGATGCGTAGTATATGCGGTTTACTGTGGCATTTGCGTAGAGGTCTCTTTTCGTCAGAGCCTCGGAAAGCCCTTGTAAACACACGTATTGTGGTCTATATTTGCGATGTGCGGAAATGAAGTCTGGTGCGAGGAGCGGGACTCCCACACTTACCACGCATGGGCCGCACGAAGTCTTGTGCGTAATTTTTGCGAAGGAAATTGAGCGGGGCAAACAGGCGCTACCAACGCCTGATTCCCCTGACCACAACCCTACCTAACCTGATAGGTGGATCATGGCTAAGATCAATGCTACTCTCCCGGCGACCAACGGGGGAATCATGAACAAAATCATCAGGAGATAACATGACCTTCGAAGAATGGTTCAGGGATTACCCTGGGAAAGATGACCCAGACGCAGAGAAACATGCCAGGGCTGGGTGGCATGCGCAAAAATGGTTCTTGGCATCCCCGGCTGTCTATGCTGATTCGAATATCAGGGAAATGAACCGGCGCATGGATGAAGAAGACAACCAGCGCATGCAACAGAATGGTCTACTTTCAAGAGATTAACGCACACGGCGCGCTCTGATGAATGCGTTACAGGTCATCGTACTGGCAGAAAATGTGGTTTGCGCAATTGCATAGACCGTGGTCGTAGTTGTGAGCGTAACCCTCACTACTGGTGAAGACATCAGTGTGGCAACACTAGCCGAACTGCCGAAAGGAATCACACTGCTGTTGTACGTTCCCAGTCCGCCAACCGTTGCGCTGGTTGTCGATATGCCTGCAAGCATGAGGCTGGTGGTAGCCGTGCCCCCCGGAATGAACTGAACGGTCGCCTCGACATCCCAATCTCCAGGCGTCAGACTGACGCTCGTGCAATTCGCTACTACTGTCGTGGTAAGGCTCGTGCTACTTGTCGTGTTACTGAGAATTTCTCCGACTGACCCGGCCTGCGCATTGTCATTCGTTGTCGTACCGACAATTCCTGCGGTGCTTGAAGGCGTGATCGTGCTTGTTGCCCGCAATGTCGTGAACGAGCCTGTGCTACCACTGATCGGACTGTTCGTAATGCCGTCTGTCATTGTAACGGCACCAGTCGAGTTCGAAATAGTTAGCGGGGCATCTGCAAATGTTCCGCTGACATAACGATTTATGGTGAATGCATGAATACTGGCTGCATCGAACAGAACCCATTCAGTAGTACCGTTGCTCCTGATAGCGAACTGCGGGCTACCTGTTCCAGAAGTATCATTGACGATGACGGCTGAATTTGTTGCACTAATAGTGACATTTCCTGAGAACGTCACGCCAGTCAGTAAAGCAACGCCAGTCCATGCTGGAGCAGTGGATGGACCAGTAGATACAATGGCCTGGCCGCTAGTCGATCCAATAGGGTTGAGCAATTGAATCGGTACGGTAGTTGCTGCGAATACAGCAGATAACATTAGAGCAGGCAGTGCTCCGAGGATTCGTTTCATGTTGATGCTTCCTGAAAAGTTATAAGAGCATCACTCACGCGCGCGATGCCGTGGTCGATGAGGTTTGGAACCGGGATTGCCGGCGAGCCGCCATGCGTCAGCAGTCCAGCATGGATGCCCCCGGGCGGCAGATCTGGAACGATATCCAGCCCGTTTTTGAACAGGAACATCGGGACGCCCGAAAGGACCGTCCTGATGCCCATGTCGAGCCCTACGCGTGGCGGCTCGAAGCCATACACGTGAGCCGGTGGATTTCCGCCGACCGTCATGTATGCAGCCGCCATGAGGGCAATTGCAGCCCCGAGTGAATGGCCTACCAGCGTAACCGGCTGGCCATTCACCGCTGCGAGCACAGGCAGCGAGATCGCATCCCACGCGTTCCAGAATCCGCGGTAGACCTTCCCCACTCCCACCACGTCAAACGGCTCGATGTCGAAGTCCGCGGCGAATGACTGGAGGTCGTCCGTACCGCGGAACGCGATCACGAGACCGGCGGCGGTATTGCGCACGATGGCCCGCGAGGAGCTATCCGCAACGCCTATGTCAGGAGGTGCGGAATAGGCCTCTTGCGCGAGCAGGGCGAAGTCGCGCAGGTTCATTGCAGCGGCGCCCCTGCAAGCGGCGTCGATGCGGCAGCCGGCGCAGATGCGCCCTGAACCGTGCTTACGGTCTGCTCGACCAGTTGCAGTGCGAGCGGGCCAAAGGTGTTCAGGGCAAGCGCGATCGTGGTGCTCGGGAAAGAAGGGCTATCGGGGATTGCAGCAACAATCGACGAGATAGCCGGCAACGCCGTGTTCGCGAAGTCCTTCACGTCCGCGACATTCAGCGACGCACCGGCCGCGCAGATCTTCACGTTGAAGTCGTGTGCCTTGAGCGCCTTGGTTTGCTGATCGGAGGTAAGCAGAGCGCTCGTCGAGAGGGTTTGGAGGTCTGCTGTCACGATTGGGCAGAGCGCGTTGAACTGCGCCTGCGCGGTCGGCAACGATTTGCAGCCTGCAAAGGCGGCGAGCGCGACTAGGCCTGCCGCAAGCAGCATGAGACGGGATTTCATGTGAACTCCTACTTGGTTAGCTTGATAGCCGCCGCAGCGGCGTTGGAGACAGCACCGGCCACCGCGGTGGTGACCTGGCCTTGTGCGGTGATGGGCGCCGTCGCGCCTACACCGGATTCGGTGAAGTGAACGGTAACCGCGCCGCCCGGCTGCATCGACAGATCGAACGTGAGCGTCGCGATATCCTTGCTGTTGGTGGCCACTGCCTCACAGCAGACGAACTGCTTCGCAGTGGGCTCATAGAACGGCCGCACGGCATACGATGCGGTTCCCGCGCAGCCCTGAAGCGCTGCGGCGAGCAGCAGCGCGAGCGCGGCGCGCATCATTGCGTGGGTGCTGCCGATGAAGCAGACTTCTTTGCGATTGCTTCGGCGATCTGGTCAGCGAGCGCGGCCGGCGATTGTGCCGGGATGCCGGTTTCCTTTGCGCGCAGGAAACTCAGCGCGAGCATTTCGAGCACCTTGTACGCCTTGCCGACCGGTGTTGCCGGATCGGGCGTCGGGATGATCGAGTTAAGGAGAGCTGCCGCAGCGACCACATGCGTAGGATCGGCCTGGAGCCAGTTGAAAATCGCGGTGAGGAACTGAATAGTGTTCATGCGTCTACCGGCGTGTTGAACAGCGCCGCCTCCTGGTTGCGCCGGGTAACGAGCCCCGGCAGGATTCGCCCGCGCTGGTAAATCCAGCGTGAGAACTGCGCCGCAGCCGCGCTATAGTTGCCCGAATTGAGCAGACGCAGCAGCGTCGATTCTTCGAAGGCCATTGCGCCTTCGTTCTCCGTAAAGCTCACAAGCGCATCGAACTGGTTCTGGTTGAGTGGAACGGTCACGGCTCCGAGTACGGCCGCTTGCGCCCACGCCATGTCATCAAGAAACCACTGCTGCGCCTGTTCAAGCGTGCACGTCATGCCTTCATAGACGCCGTGCGTATGACCCCATGCGATGGTCCATACGTCATTCGGAGTAGGCTTGAATGCGACGAGCGATGGGCCGTTGCTATCCTCTGAGGTCTGGATCATTGCCGCGCCAGCAGGCGAGAGCTTCAGTGATGCATTTACGGGATTTGCAATCACGATCTTTCCTTGAAGAAGCGCCGCCATCCCCAAATCAATTGAGAAAGAATAAGGATAATGGTCAGCGTTGTTACTACATGGGCTGAATTTGAATCTATCAACCACAACCACCATGAGTTTGCGATACCAGCTATGCTGGTTCCAGCGCTTACAGTAGATGCGGCTATTTCTTTATTCATACGTGCCCCGTTCATCTGATTTATTGCCGCGCATACCAGGCTACATTGACACCAGAAGCTCCAGCAGTGGTACTTAGAAAGATCGTGAAACCACTAGAATTTGTTGGTCCTGCCACGACTTCTAACGATGTGGGCCCTGACCCATTGATAATTGTCAGAATAACGACTGATGGTGTAACGCTCATGCCATGCGTTACGGAAACCGAATTGGAGCCGTTCGGGATCGTGGCAACACCAGAAGCTTCATTGACGAATCCGGCATTCGCTGAAACGGTGACGCTGGAGAAAGATGGAATGTTTAGTGAACCAGACAATCCGCTAAGAGCACATCCCGTAATGGCGCCGTTTGAACTACCAGCAACACCAAAAGAAATTCCATAACTTTGGGAATTTACATCAGCGACTGCTTTTGGAATGGTATTGATGCCATTGATAGCAAAACTTTGAACGGGGGAAGAGGTTGCAACCTGGACGCCAGGATAGCTACCAAAACTCATTATTCCGTTGGCAGTGAAATCTCCACCTGAAATGCTGAAATATGAACAATCCATAACTACACCGGGACCGCCACTAAATGTGGACTGACATCCTGTTAGCGTGACGCGGTGATTGTTAGGTGTGAATTGGAAACCAGCAGCAGCCGATACGGGGGTACCGGTGTCGGTTCCTCCAGCTACTTCGCAATAGCAACCTGTAACAAGGATATTCTTACCATAAGTATCAAAATAATAACCATCGCCAAAAGGCGAAGCAGATGATACGCAATTTGTCAGGAAAACATCTATCATTGCTGCGCCAGATGATCCCTGGAAACTGAAATTTCTTCCTTGGCTATTGAATGAAGTGCAATTTGTCATCGTAATGCCAGCACTTCCAGTAGAAGTTAGGAAATTGAAACCTGTTCCCGTGCAATTGACTGCATAGCAATCTGAAAGAACAAGATTACCATCTACAACGGTATATCCGTCATTTGACGTTCCAGACACAAAACATCCATCGATAATTGCACCTGCTGAAGCCCCCTCCACGAAAATTCCACGCTGTGTACCAGCAATGGTCAAGTCGCGAAGAATATATTGCTGCCCAGCATCGACCTGGATACCCGCACAGGCGGGAGAACCTCCAATTGCTACTGACTTGATGGTGAAACCTTCAAGCGTAGTGTATCTAGTTGCTCCGGGCTCCAAATGGATAATCGGAATGGTGAGGGAAGAGTTAAGGTTGTTCAGAATAGCGTTCTGACTTCCTTTTAGCGTAATCGGTTTGTTGATGATGAAACCATTCGATATGTTGTATGTTCCATCGGGCAGAAAGCCGAACCCGCCGTTTTGCAATGCGGCAAAAAAAGTATTCAGCGCAGCGGTGTCATCTGTAACACCATCGCCTTTAGCGCCATAATCTTTGGCGCTTTTTATGTCGAACACGCGGTTGTAGAGTTGGCTACCAGGCGCAAGCGAAGCCGTCGTAACAGAGCCTGCTCCAGGTGTTCCGATTGAAAGCGTCGTCCCACCTTTGACGAATACCTTGTTGACGCCAACAGGAATCGGCGCGGTAAAAGTCAGAGTTGCTCCGTTCAGACTGTAACTATCTGGTCCCTGTTCAGCGCCATCGAAGGCGACCCATATATTTGCCGAAGCCCCGTATCCTTGCGATAGCGTAAGCGTCGTAGTCGTTCCGGGCGTAAAATCAACGTTCGCGGCAAATCCAGGCGCCCCGCCACTGCCGAGTTCATCGTGCATGTTCCCGACAGCTACCGGCGCTGGAGATGTGATCTGATCACACGTCCAGATCGTGTTCCCGTTTGCGTCCTCAAGAACGAACTTATATGCCTGCGCAGGAAGCAGCCACACAGGCGCCTCTCCGCGGGCATTCAGGATGATCGGATTTGTGTTCGCGGTCGATGCAGTCGAATCGGTGTAGGTCGCAACCGGCGTTGTGGTGCCCGCCTGATATGTAAAAAGCTGCCCACCTGCAAGCGGATTGTTATTGTTGTCGTAGAATCGCATCACCGGAACTGGCGAGAGCAAAGCGCCCATTCAGCACCTCAATAAAAAAGCCCGCTGATCTTAGCGGGCTCGTAAACGAAAAAACCCGCGCGGAGGCGGGTTCTCTTATGAATCTGATCTGTCTGCTACTGCTGCTGTATCCAATCCGGCTCTACTACCGCCGAAAATGGGAAGGAAAGCATGAATCCCCACTTGATCTTGGCTGGATATTGAAGCGAGTTCAGCCTGATATCGGAGTTGGCTGTATCATCATTGAGTGCCGGTATGAGAAGCCGCACCTCGTCTTTCTGGCTCAACGAGGCGACTCGCTCGAATGGCACTACTATGCGCACAGCCCTATGAAAGGCTGGCTCGCTGTTACTGAGCATTCGTGGCATAGCGTTTCGCCAGTTTCGCCGCCGTCGCAGCTTCGCCACCCGATCTGACCAGCGAAGAAAGCTTGTTCCCGGCGAACTGGCCGGCAAAGCCTCCGAACGGACCAGCGATCGCATGCCCAGCGGCGTTTGCCGCATACGGAAGCGCTGTAGAGATTCCAGACCGGAACATGTTGATGTGCTGCGCCGCAGCGCCGGGGTATGCGCCCGGTTGCCGAATGATCCTGCCCGCCTCATTCAGCGTCCGAAGCGCACTCATTTCATTGCTGTTGAAAATGAGCTTGAGTTTCGGAGCCATTGATTGAGCAGTCTGAGAAAACTTGTTCGCGTTCCAATAAACGTTATTCCCACCAGCATCAGCCAACTGTTTAGCAGCCTGCCCGCGGATCTCGGCAAGCGAGCCTTGCACATCAGGTGCAAGTTCAGGCGCCATCTTCTCGATCTTCGACAGACTTCCGAGCAGGTTCCGAAAATTCGCGCCATCCATGCCGACCACGCGAGGACCGACCTTTTCGAGCGGCACATTGCGGTTCAGACCGGTGCCGTCCTGATCGCCAAGCAACTTGGAAAGCTGGCCAGGATCGGCAAGCATCTGTTGCCGCTGCTGCCACATTCCACGCGCCTGATCGAATAGACCAGCGCCACCGGCTGCGGCTACATCGCTATCAAGAGCCTGTTTGACCTGACTGATGAACTGGCCAGATTGCGGATTGTCGCGACCTACAGCGTTCAGCCATTGCCGGAAATTTTCCGCATTGCTGATCGTACGCGCTGGCGCTTCAGCGGTTTCCGCTGCCTGATCGCCCATTCCGCTAAAACGTGCATAGCGGCTCTGCACTGCGTTATAGAGCGACTGGCGCTCCGGTGATGCTGCCATACGATCGCGTAAATCCAGATCGCCGAGTAGGGCCGTCAGGGCTGGAGTCTCAGTAAGCGGAACATCGCCGGCCTGCTGCCTGGCCTGCGTATAGAGATCACCAGCTTTCGCATCGAACCAGTCGGACATTTTCTGGAGTGGTGCGAGGATCTTCTGCCCGACGCCTTCAGCGTCAAGCGTCGAATCACGTCCGGTCATGTCGACCACACGCGCGGCATAGTCGCGGATTGCGTTCTGTTCGCCAGCGATCGTAGCGCGCGTCACGTCCCCAATCGGCGTGTCGGCCTTGGCATTTTCAAATTCGATGCCGGATTGATGAGCATCGCCGTTGATGACGGAATCGCGCACGCTATCGAGCCCTAACGCTTTTATAACCTGTGCGCGCTGCGCCTGCTCAGCGGCCGGCAGCGGTCCTGATACAGTCGGAGCCTTATCAGGCATCGGAAAAAGGTCGGAAGCCTTACCAGATACCGCAGGAAGCATCGCAGACGGAACCGGTGCGGAAGATTGGGAAAGCCCAGGAGAAACCTGCCGGAATGTGCCATCACCATTCGGCACATACCGAGGCTTAGCCGCGGCTTCTGGCAAAATCCCTGCCGATACCGGTGCTTCCTGAGCTGGCGCTACACCGGGTTGCGCTTGTGGCGCTGCTATCGGCTGCGTGGCCGACTCAGGCGCACCACGCAGCATTGCGCGCGCCCCCATTGCTGTCATCCCAACATTTGCGCTGAACTTTGCCAGATCGGCAATATTTCGCCCTATTTCCGGGCTCGCGCCAGCACTCTGTGCCGCTTCACCGATCACATCGCCAGCTGCATTCACACCAGCACCGATTACCCTACCCGGAACATTCACTACGGCTTGGCCGATGTTCTGTGCAGTCTGATTGCCAGCAGGCGTCAGGAACTGGTCAATAACTCCACCTACGCGCGAAGCGGTATCAGAGAATGCCTGATTTGCCTGTGACGGATCGAGCGTTGTAGCGAGTTTCCAGAGCCCGGCCCCGGACCCAGCTATGCCGCCAGCCAGACCGCCAAGCGTATGCACGGCAGCAGAATCTATCGCACTGGTGATCGGATCAAGCCCGAATGCATTGTTCGTCTTTTGCTTCTGTTGCGTAGTTGTTTGCGATTGTGTCGGAGCGGCAGGCGCTGGTTGTTGAGGCGTCTTTTGCGCTATCTGCGCTCCCTGTTGCAGCGTCGAGAACAGATCGGAGGTCGGCCCACTGTATCCTTGCGGTTGTTCGCCACCATTGGACTGACCAGGCATCGTCGGAACGCCCTGCATAACCTTGCCGATGTACTGACTGGGGTCAGCAGTCTTGAAACCGCCATAAGCCTTCAGAGCGCCTTCGTACGTGCCGCCGTTCTGCTGCTTGAGTTGCTGGATGTAATAGTCCGCTGCATTCCGGGATTGTTGCGGATCGAACGGATCAAATTTCACGCCCTGATTGCGGAGCATGGCAAGCGTCGAGGGAAGGAACTGATACGGCCCCATCGCTCCTGTCGTCTTGTTGACCAGATTCTTACCATTGCTGCTCTCGGTCATTGCAAGGTTATCCAGCAACTGTGCCGGCGTGCCATAACTTTTGTTAGGATCGAACGGTGCATTCTGCTGAGGCTGGCTCTGCTGCGGGCCAGTACCCTGCAACGTCGCAAGCAGATCGTCCATTATTGAAGATTCCCCGTATTCGAAAGCTGCTGGAGATTCTGAGCTTTCTGCATCATCGTGGAATAGGCCTTCGAGTTCGTCCCGCCCAACTGCTTGAGGATCGCCTGTTGTTCCGCAGTATCACTATTCTTGATTGCGTTGTAATAGCGAAACACGATCGGATCGAAATTCGCACCCCATGCCTGATCGAACTGGCGTTTGGCAAAGACGCCGGCAGAAGGATTCGCCGCGATCGCGCGCTCAAGACCGGGCTGATACGCTTGAGACCCAGAGGTCAACGCATCGTTGAGCTTCGTGATTTCCTTGATGGCTTGAGGCGTATAGTGCAGCGATCCATTCGCTCGAATCTGCGCTTCGAGACCTGCATTTGTCGATAGGGCCATCGATTGGGCCGCCTGCAATGCCGAACGCTCAAGCCCTTTCCCGACCATATCATAAGCCGTCGCCGCATCGACTCCGGGTCCTATATTCAGACCCATCGCGCTTGCAATATTGCGCATTGCCTGACCAGACGAACCAGTTGCCGCGACGTTATCGATATTAGACAGGACAATACGATTATTTTCATGCTGCGCACCGGCCGCCAGAAATTGATCTTGTGCAGCTTGCCGTTGAGCAGCAAGAATCGGCTTCTGCTCAGCATCGCCCGGTTGTGGTTGATAGACGTTCTGTGTCGGCGCATTCGTGACGCCAATGATATTGCCATTCGCATCTCTATTGACAACGTTATAGGCACCGCTCGTCGGATTGGTCGTAACCTGTTGCCGTCCTTCTGGCCCGATCTGATTCGGAATACCAGGTGTACCGGTGGCCATACCTGGAGCCTGCCCATATTCTCCATTCGTCGTGACAGGTAGTGTCTGCGCACCATTGTTGAGCATTTGTGTCGCACCCTGCATCTGGCTCGCTTGAGTCGATGCTGGAGTAGTATCGCGCGCAAGCTGGCCAAGCGCGGTCTGAAGTAACTGCGGGTTGCTGCCTGATTTCTGGATTGCCTCTGTTGCCATGTCCACGTATCGAGCGCCCGGACCGCTCAATGTTTTCTTCAGCGCTGATAGCTGGCCGGTCATCGTCTGCGGGTCGGTGATGGGCTGGCCATTCGGCCCCATGAAGGAATGCAGCACTGCGTTTGTGCGCTGCATATCGCTATCGGCCATGCTGCTCAACGTGGTCTTGTACTGATTGACGTGCTGTGCAAGCTGCATGATCTGTGAACCGTATTCGCTTCCAACGAGAGGCGTGTTCGTCGCTGCCCATTGCTGCATCTTGTCGTAATCGATCGTGCCGTCTGGATTCTTGAATGGCGCGTTCGGGTCTTGCATGGCCTGACTGAACGTGTTGCGCTCATTCTGCATCTGCGTGTTGTACTGCACACTTTGTTGAAGGTTCTGCGTTTCCGCCTGCATCATCTGATTCTGCTGACGGATGTTTTGCAACTGCGCAAGAGACGACAGCGATTGCGTCGCCTGATTCATCGACTGGAACGGACTGAACTGCTGCCCCTGCAACGGGATGGAAGCATCGATCGGCATGTCCGTTCCTTAGCCGTAGTTTGCGGGATTGTCGAAACCCGAATAGGCCGACTGATAGGCTGAATTGAAACCGCCGCCGCTATTCGCCAGATTGTTCAACATGTAATAACCCATGCCATTATTGGCAGCGCTAGAGATCGCATTCGAGGTTCCCATGATGCCGGCCGCCTGAGCATTCCCGGCGCCGACTTGAGTATTCGCTACGTTTGCGCCAGTCTGTGTTGCGGCCTGACCGACATTCGCCGCGGCATTTTCACCGAGGTTTGCGAGGTTCGACAGACGGTTGTATATGTTCTGATTCTGCGTCTGGTACTGGTTGAACTGGTTTCCGTACTGCGTCTGGTAGTCATTGAAAGCGTTCTGAAACGCAGTCCCTGCCATGTTCTGGTTATAGTTGATTAGTCCTTTCAACGCTGAACCTGAGAGAACGCCATCCTGTGCCGCTTGGCTGTTTTGAAGCGCCTGCGCACCCTGCTGAAGCTGAAAGCTATACGCTGGCGACATGTACTGCTGCCAGTTCGTATTGTTGATGGATGGCTGGATTGCCATCGGCGTGTTCAGCGTGCCGAGTTGACCATTCAGGCTACTCAACGCATTCGAACCGCTGCTCATGTATGGCTGCAAGTTCTGCTGCGTCGTGTTGAACATCCCCCACTGAGTAGCGTTCGCATTGTTCGCAGCATTTTCCTGCGCGCTCGCCGCATTGCTCGACGATATCGCCCCTACGCCAGCCGTGATAGCAGCCCCGCCCACAATCGCAGCAGCGACCATATCAATCACCTATCCATTTTGAGTAGTAGACCTCGACCTTGCGCGCGCCAATCCGCTCAAAGAGCGCGCTCGCGTCTGCATGTATCTTTGATCCCATGAACCAGCGCTGAACATTGCGGCGCCGCAATTCAGCCTCGACGAAGCGGAACAGGCGAATGCCTGCGCTACCGGTGCGCCGATCCTTGCGGACATAGAAAATGTCCATCGTGCAGGTAAGACAGGTTGAGTAATGAAGTCCCGGCGCTACAAAGCCGATGAAATAGCCAATCAGTTCGCCGGCGTCGCGGAGCGTCACAAAAAGCAACTCTCCGCGACGCTCGCGCTCGAAATAGACATCAAACTGCGGCGATAGAGGAACGTGCTGCTGATCAAGCGCGAGTTCTTCGTAGTGGTCGGGAAGCAGAGCCTGAAGCTCAGGTAGACGTTCACGGAACGATTCGACGTGCGCGGTGATCATTGCGATACCCTAATATCCACGATCATGTGAATCCGATCACCTGCGCTGTTATTCACGACTTCGTGTTCCAGCTTGTTGTTGAACCACCATGCTTCGCCCGGCGCCATATGCACGTGTTCAGTGCCACAGCGAAAATCAGAGCCAGGATAGCTCTCCAGAACGATATGGAAACGCCGGTAATATTCGGCATGCGCCTGCGTATCTTCATGCGGGAAAATCCTCCCTCCTGGCTTGATCTTGTTGATCATCACGCGCCCAAGTCGCTCGCCGCCCACGTAATGCATGAGACTCATCACCAGTGGCCGAGCTTCAGGAAGCTGCTTGTAGACGGGTTGGTCGACGTTTTCATGCTGGTCGAAGTTCGCCAGATGTTCTTTCAGTGCTTCCTCCGTCTCATGGACTGAACGAGGCGGGAAGCGAAGAATGACCGATTCAATCTGCGCAAACGGTCCTTGTGGATAGTCGCGTAAATAGGTGTCTTCGCGCCAGATTTCCGGGCGGCGACGAAGCGCGAGAAGCAGAGGAATAATGTCGATGCCTTGAGAGAGGCGCAGAAAGTTTTCCAATGCTTCACTCCACAAAAATCTGTGTAATCAGGTCACCGGCGCCAACTGCGGTTGCA